CCGTATGTTTGACCTGTTGCAGCCTTTGCAGCAATTTTTCCTGCGGGGTTACGCAGGTCAGAACGGTTTGGGTATTCAGCCATTATGCTCCTCCGAGTTGACTAGCAAGACTTAAGACACCACCTGGTGACCCTGGCTGTGCTTCTGCTCCTGCTGGTGGTCCACCAAGACCGCCAAGAAGTGAATCTAATGATGCTGGTCCACCGCCACCAATAGGTTGTTCAGCACCCATACCTGGCATTGCTAATCCTGGCATTGTTTCTGGTGAACCAACTGGTGCTTGTTCAGCCTGTCGTGCTTGTGCACGCTTCTGTGCAGCCATGATTGCTTGTGGCAAATTCATCTTGTTTGATTGGACTTGTGATGCGATGTATGCAAGGTCGTCTGGTTGGTATGGACCGTTAGGGTCTGCTGCTTGTGCCTGAATAGAAGACAACAATGCTGTTTCAATACCTTCAGAAACAAGACGGTCCTTCTCTAGTTCTGGGTCTGAGATGAGAGGGTCTGCTTCACGGGCTGATTCTTTAGACATAAGTCCTGTACCAAGACGCTGACCAAGACCAACAATAAGACTGTTCACATCGGAACCTGCGGCAGAATACGCAACATAATGGAAGTCTGTTTCCCATAGTTTGTTTGGTGTGTAATCTTTGATTCCGCCACCCATACCTGGCATAAAGAATGATTTAGAATTGGCACCCCAATACGCTTTTTCAATAGCGATGGCTATTTTGTCTTCTTCAATCATGGATGATGCAAAGATTTCTTGTGCTTCTTGTACTCGGAAGTCCACGGTTGCTGCCAATACACTGTCACCACGGCGACCTGTACGGATGTTGGTTCCTGATTCTCCACCGAACTCTGCTGGGATTGCACCTTCAAGACGCTCTTGACGCTCTAAACGGTCTAGTGCTGTGTCTGTTTTATACCCAGGATTGGACTGTTGTATCTGGATATCTCCACCTTTAACAACACCTAACTGCCCTGTTTTGCCGTCAGCGATTTGAATAATCTCTGGGTTCTCTCCTGGTCGTGCTACAAGGTATTCATCTGGGAAGATGCCACGCTCAATAGCGATTTCAGTGAGTGCTTGCAATCTTGCACGGGTGTAGTACATACCAAGTAGACCATCAAACTGTCCGTGTGGTTTGTCAAGAGTGATGCGTTGAGGAACAATAACGAGTGGCATCCCTGTGCGGTTACTGACACGGGATAGTTCTACTGATGGGGAACCAAAGTATGCACTACCACTGATAGGGTCACGCTCTTTTTCGTAGCCCATAACAAGGGTAACTACTTCGGTTTCACATACATATTCCAATACGGTGAACATGTCATCTGGTTGTGGTTGCCCTACACGCAGTGTGCCGTTAATCATTGGACCGAAGTTTTGGGTTAGCCATGCGTATGTACGGCTGTAAGAGAAAATAACATTGTCTGGAACAGGGTTGTCAATGTCTGAAACTGGTGCAGGGAAGGTATCAAGTGGGTTGCGTAACTGCCACTCTGGGATTCGCTTATCAAAGTTAGGTTTGATGTAGATAGGTGAGTTGCTGTATGCAAGAAGGTGGCGGGCACGGCGACGCATCTTCATATTCATGCGGTTCTGGTCCCAGATGGAAAGCATTGCACGCTTACGGTCACGAGCCATCTGCATTGAACGGTCTGAACCTTCACGCAATGCAGGGAAATAAGGCACTGGCATGGTGCTTGATACACGCATACTCATCTGGTCAAGACCCTGTACCAGTAGGTTTGCAACGGAAGATTTAGTGTTGCGGTCTAATTCGTTGAGTGGAACAACCACATCACCATTAGCAAGTTGGCGCACTTGGCGCATTTGTGAAAGGATAGGACCTTGGGCGGTAACACGCTGGCGGTAGAGGTCAACTATTTCTTCAACTGATTTCATGCGTGACCTTTAGTGTGACTCAAACAATGCAACGATAACATATTAGCCTTACTTAAGCCAGGATGGTCGCCATTGGCGGGGTGGTGGTTTGGATTCGGTTAGGTTCGGCAAGTTAAGTAGAGCCATCCACAAAGCCATCACAATGTCGGTGCCATGTTTCTTATCTCTAGACCATTTAGTTAACTCGTCTGAAGCGGCAAGAGTCTTCCAGTTGCCCTTCATAGAAGGTAGGCGTAAGGCTCCCGACCTGATAACTGGCGGCAGTAGCGATTCCACACCTAGTGATTCATCTAGTTTGTTTCGGCTTGTGGTGTGAGGAACCACATTGACACGGTGTAGGGCTTGCCATTTGCGTACAAAGTCGTGGGCTAGAAGGAAGCGTTGGGCTGCGTTGATTTCAACAATCCAATGCGAGATGGGGTAGCCCATTTGGTATGACCGTTCCTGCATCCTGTCCATCAGCCCTGAGTATTCACCTGTCATGGTGTCATAACCAAGCACTTCTTCAGCAGATAGTTTGACTCGTTCAATGTCTACAACATGGTAAAGGTTCGTATTTGGCTGGTAGATAATCCACACAAACGCCCAAAACATAGTGGGTGAGGGGTCTACAGCGACGATAGATACCCACGGGTGGGCTAAACCTTCAGGGATATACCCTGGTTGACGGTCTGCATCTATACAGCCTGGGTAGTCCACCCCATCTAGCCCTATGCCACCTGTTATCCAGGTGCGTTGTACCAGTTTGGAGTCCAGGTCTAGGTCTTCTTGTTGGTATACAACTTTGAATACATCTGGTTTGTTGTATCTAATAAAAGATAGGTCTTTCCAGGGTAGACGCTTGGGTTCTAGTAGCGGTCCGTTAGGATACGGCTCAGATTTGAAAGAACGAGATTCTTTACCCGTATCAAGTTCCTCATAATAGGCTTTGTAGATGATGTGGCGGTATTTTTTTTGCCGTACTGGTACACCTTCAGATACATCTTCAGGGGTAATGACATCTGACCCATCGTAATTGATATCTTCTTCAATATCGTAGGTCTCTTTGGAGAGACAATGAGCGTAAAGGTCCCCCGAACCGAGTCTCTGCCCGACAACAGCCAGCAACCCGCCTGGGTCGCAACGGGCTTCTGCCACTCCGTCCCATCTTTCCAGAAGTTTGTCCCTAGCCACGCTTTCTCGTGCATTGTCAGGTGAGGCAACATCGTCAAAGAGACATAAATCGGCTCGGTGCCCAATGAACTCGGCTTCAATTCCGTAGGCACGGACAGTTGGCTCTTTGTTGTCCAAGCCGTTTCCGTCAAGTTGCTCCACGACAAATTCTTCTGCCCGCCATAGGGCACCTTTATCGGTTGGTTTGAATCTTCCATAATCAATTGTTAAACACCCTCCAGCATTTATTGCTAATCCTTTTTGTACCATACCTGGGTCTGGTTCAATTGGTTGTACTCGTTCTAGGGTTTCACGGATACGGCGTGAATACATCTTTGCCATGTTCTGAGATACAGAACCAATCATGACACGCACCCGTCGGTTACGAATAATTGCCCACACCGCAACATCGTGGAACAGGGTTGACTTACCTGCACCTGGGGGGACATTCACTACTACAAATTCTTTTTCTTCGGACTCCAACAGTTTTACAAGAGTCACAGCGGCTTCAACCTGCCAAGGGGAAGGTACCCGTCCTAGGTAATACTCACGGAAGAAAGCAAAGTCTTCTTTACCTCGGCGGGCTTCATCACATAGTTTGTCGTCAGGGACAGCAGATGGTAAATCAATAGCATCCATGAAAGCGTTGTAATCATCACGCTGGCTACCACCCTCGTTGCGTTGAACCTTAGATGCTTTAGCGGTTGCTTCTTTACGGACTGCTTCTGCGGCTCTGGCTTTTGCTAACCATTTGGAACCTGTGTTGACATGGATGCCAGCAGTACGGGACGCTTGTGTGATTGTTTGCCCTGCTGTAATTGCTGCAAAAAATTTTGCTTGGTCAGCGGGGGAAACTGTTCGTTTAGTTCCCATCGGGTTTTATTCTACCACTTAACTTTGTTAGCCCAATACGCAGCAGACATTTTTCCTTTAGCAATGTTAGAAGCATGACGGTCTTTGAACGCTTTATTACGAGCAGACCCGTCAGGGGAACCAGACACACCCTGTTGACCGAAGCGGATTAGTTTCACTTCGCTACCGACTTTGGCTACAACAACATGAGATTTAGTTGGATGCTTAGGAGTTGCCTTTGGTTGGTTAAACCCAGACACCCCAGCCCGTTCCAGTCGTGGGTCCTTCTTTGCTGCCATTACTTTTTCTTTTTAGGAGCCATCACCATTTTTTTGCCAGACTTCTTAGCCGCTACTTTAGCGTCTTTCATTCCAGCGTCTGTGTATGGGAACTTCTTTTTTCCTACCTGTGGCATGTTACTTTCCTTTTTTCGTTCGGGATGCAGCCATGTTATCAACAAGATTTGGGTACGGACGACCCGCCTTCTTAGCCCGTGCTTTCGCTGCTGTCTTTTGAGAGGAGGTGAGAGGAGTAGATTTCTTTTTAGGGTTTTCTTTTTCCCAAACAGGTTTTTGTTTCATGTTGGAAACATTAACACCACCTGCTATGCTTCGTTCCACATAGTTACTTCACCTTTGAACCGTGAGGTAATTATTGGGTTTACCCCCCTGTGTCATATTGCTTTTGTTGCAGGGGGGGAAATACCAATCATGGCTGTATACCGTTTGCATGGTACGGGGCGTTTCACACCAGGTAACTGGGGTAGATGTTTCCTACAATCAGACAAGACCGTTATGTAACTCTTGTTTTGTTGTGTAAGAGAAACAAGCAGCGTGAACAACGACATATGTTCAACCTTTCAGGTGTCGGCTAAAAGAATTTGGCTACGGCGACCTTGGTATCAATGTGATACCTAAACCGTGGGGGAGGCTAAACCCAGACTGCTAGTAATCCTGTTCCGCTAAAGCGGCTAACGCCCTTGGCTACGCCAGCGGTTGTTTGCAAAGAAGCAGTCACAAAGTCT